TCCCTCAAGTTCGCTCACGTCTTCGTCAGACATTCCTGACATTGATCTAGCTATGTCGAACAATCGGTTAACAACCTGAGCATTTTTCTTGCCCAGTTCGATAGCGTCGCTATCTTTAAAGATTCGCTCACCCTTGTCGTCACATACAGATAGGACGACTAGACGTGCCCGTAGGTTGTCTAGGTTAGCAGAAGCACCAATAGATGCCTCAAAGAGGTCACGCTCACGCGCAGTTAAGCCACGAACACAGACGGCACCGCCCCACTCAGGGACAGCTACTTCTTTAACGTCTAGGTCTACAGCTTTAAAAATTGATTTACGATCTAACATGATAAGTCTCCAAAATAGTTAAAAATCAAATAAGGGCCCACTCCGGAGAGTGGACCTATATTATAAAGTTACTGTATTAATTAAACAGTAGCAAGATCAAAAGCTACAGCGCCATCAATAGCGATTTCTACGTTAGCAGTAACTACGTCTTCTACTGGAGTATCGATAGAGTAAGAAGCGATATATCCAGTGAACTGAGCGATAGCGTTTTCTGAACCAGAGATCCACTTAACAGCGAAGGTCTGAGCAGATCCGTCATCGTACTTAGTTTTAAGAGCAGTGTGGCTAGTGTCGCCAGCTACCCAGTTAATGGTCAAAGATAGAGTACCAGAATCCTTCTGACCTACTAGCTTCTGCTTGTATGCAGATCCGTAGCTGTTGTACTCAATGATGTTAGCAGACAGTTCCAAAGTACCTACTGAAGATACCTCAGCTACCTTAGTGCTAGCGTCGATAGTTCCGTCGATAGCCGCAGTCATGTGGAGTTCTGTAGCTAGGCCGTGGAAAGGAGATGCGATTGCCATAATATTTATTCCTTAGTTTGTGTATATATTTAAGATGATTATATTCCGATAGAGTTTTTGCTCTTCTTCATACGTATTAATAGCTGACTCAACATGTGCACCAGTTACAGATGAGGTGCCCATAGTTCCGGTCATGCCGTTAAGCTGGGTGTTTATATGCTCTGAGAGTTGTCTCATAGAGACGTAGCTAGGGCTATAAACAGATAGGGTTACGTTATATCGGATAACAGACTCAAGACTTCCTAGCTGAGCTAGAGGGAAACCAGCACCGATATCGTATACGATGGCCGTGGTTGTGTTGTCTTGAGGAAGTCTGAGTGCGTATACGTCAGTTCCTACCATGTTACTAATGTTACTGTTAGACAGTAGGTGAGTTCTTAAATCAATATCAATCATGATCTCTCCTCACATATCATCTGGATCTCACGATCTCGTAACATAATGTTAGCGATAGCATTAATCTCCAGCGTTATACCCTTGACGACGATGTACGCATTCCGTGGCAGTGAAGCTAGCTCGGAATAGTATCTGAATCTTAAGTCGTACTCGGTTTTTGAAACTACAGCGTCGGACTCCTCATACTCTCTTCTAGGGACAGTCGTTATGCTACAGGCGTAGGTTCCTACTTCTGTGTAGCTTTGATCGACTTCGCCCCAGTCGTTAGTACTTGTAGACGGGCTATAGATTGTTGCTTTATTTCTTAATTTACCTGCTCTCATAGGACTACCTCAACTTGAATGGGTGGAGTAGATCCTTAGCCGCTATTACAGGCTTAAGCGATTTGATGTTAGTTCCTACTATCTCGTTCTCTCTGTGCTCCCATAGGCTCGCCGCTATAAGCATAATAGCTGATCTGACTGAGGCAGGTACGTCCGCTGGTAGAGTTCCGATTTCGTAAGTAACTGCTACGACATCCGGTTCGTTAGAAGCTACGTTAGTAGGCCACTGTGTTCCCATTGCGGGATATACGTGGGTTTTACCATGCTTATTAATTAGTCTGTAATTGGAAGAATCCAACGACTGTGAAGCATAGGAAGAGTCGTAGTAGGATACTGTAGCTACAGAATTAGCTTCACCACCTACTAGAGTTATTGGCTGTTTTTTCCCTAGCTGGTTAGCTGGGAATGTGTCTAAATTGTGTGTTATGTTTCTTACTACAAAATACCTACCGGTGTACTGCTCAACCCAATCAGTAGCCGAAGATATTAAACGTAGCGCAAGATCTATCTCGCCTTGGTCGCTAGTCGTATAGACTATGTGATCGAAGAATGCGTCGGACGTTACAGGGTATACCCCAGTTACGTTACTAGCCGCTAAGTTTACAGCGTACTGCCAGTCTGTTCCGTCAAATACTAATAAGTTAACTGTAAGAGTATCAAACCAGAAATCACCTGTATCAGGTGAACTAGGAGCTAATGCCTGAACATATGTGTGATTGGCTGAATTAGCAGTAGCCTCTACAGCTAATATCTTAGCACTTATATCATCAGGGTTATCAGCTACCAGAGTTGGAAGGTCTGCCGAGTTACCTACGTATAGTCTCTTGTCTGCTGAGTTGTAAAACATAACGCCAACAAGTAGTGTAGCTGGAACGTATAGAGCTACGTCCGATCTTTGGATTTGAACTTGTGACATAATTTATCCTTTAAAATTTAGCTTGAATATGGGCCGCTGTTAAATGTCCGTCTGATATTGAGGGATCATCTATTAGTGAGTTGACCCAGTTCGTGGCCGTGCTTGGTAGTGTGTTGGTGTTGTAGGTTTCAGGACGACAGTTGACCTCAAAGAAGTAGCAAGACAGGTCGGGGGATATACAGCCTCCTATATTCCCTTCAAAGCTACCGCCCTTGGTTGCTAGAACTTCTAGTAGTGCGGTACAGACTTGTCTATATTTAGTGTCCTGTTCTTCTGTCAGTTCTACTAGCGTACAATTTCTCCAGTCGCCAGTACTTCCGATTAGCTTGTCGTCACCGTAACCTATAGCTCCTATAGTTCTGTTAATAGAGAACTGACCATCTGTCATAGTGAAGTAGGCCCATGCCTCTACGTCATAAGACTGAGAGGCCTCTACTATTACTTCGTAGGGGCTTAGTGCTAATACATCAGTTAAAGTACCGCCTGTAGGTATTTTGAATGTTGTCCTATTGGTGGTAGCGTCTTTAGGCTTAATGTATATAGTCTGAGGCTCTTCTATATTAATCTGAGTATTAAGACACTCAGTCAGTACAGTAGGTAGCTCCCAGCCGCAAGATTCTACAAAACCACGAGCGTAGCTCTTGTCTGTTTCGAAACGGGCACTCTCTATAGTATTACCTAGGTATATATAATCACCTTCAGGCAGTACCAGCTTAGGACAGGCATTTATTACGTGCGTAGGCTGGAACACTTCTATTATATTAAGTAGCTTATCTATTACAGGTTGTGATCCACCTGCTACATATAAAAAGTCTGCCATACCGTCGTAGTAAACTACTTCATGACCTTCGCTTTCTAGCGTAGGAACTAAGTAGTCGTATGTTGTTGGTAGTCCAATTAGTAATATCTTCATTCGCTGAATGTCCAAGTACTGGACCCTCCTTGCATTATTGGTGCAGTTGTATACCCAGTCCATCCGTATACTGCTGAATAGGCTGTAGTTCCGGATGGCGCTGTAGTGGCTGAAGTCCTATTAAGAACTATCGAGGTATATCCAGATCTAGATATAGTTAGGGTACTCCACCAGTTATGCGTGAACTGAGAACCGGATGCGTTACCTATTGTCATTCGGAATTGGTCCAGTGCCTCACTGTGGTGAGCAGATGTCATATTTACATTTGTATTCCACCCATCTGTTCCCATAGGGTTACCAGAAGTCACAGAGCCAACGCCCTGTACAAGGCCATAAGAGTTACCGCCTTTAGCAGTAGAGGTGCCATTAGCTATAACTACGGAGTAGCTGATAGTATCTGAGTATCCGTAGAATTCAGAGATACTATCTGGAGTGGAGAAACCTGCATCGGAGGACATGCCGCGCATGTCTACTCCTCCGCTGGTAGAGAGTCCTAGCTCAGCGGCTATCTGAGAAAAACTGATCTGTCCGCTTGATTGTAGAGCCATAAAGCCCTCCTTTTAGTTTAGTTATAATCTCCCTTATATCTAGAGGTCCATATAGTCAGGCTATATTTTGTACCCTTAGTTAGTTCGAGACATTCGTGTCCGTGTGTGACCATTGCTGGGAACAGAATGCAGGCACCTACGGGAGTGTCTAAGTTAGAGACACCCTGCCTAGGGAATACCAGTTCTGCACCTTCGTAGTCGTCGTTTAGTTTGATACTGCCAGTAACTAGGCTGGCGTCTGTGTGGAGTTTTAGTTCTTTCTGAGTATCTACCGAGTACTTCATAACGAACGCATCTCGGACACCATAGTGCCGCA